AAAGAAATACCACGATGAATCTAAGAAGTTGTCTGAGATGTCCGTTTCACGCCTTGCGTCCTTTCCACACTTTGGACAGGTTGTTTTGTAAAACCCCCCAACGTTGGCAAGTGGTGAATGTCCTTTGCCGGTTGGTCTGAACTCCTCGACTCTGGGTAGAACAACTGGAAGATCTTTTTCCGGAACGGGCTGCCAGTCACAATCTTCGCAATGAATCATAGGGATAGGAGGTCCCCAGTACCGTTGCCTAGATATTCCCCAGTCACGAAGCTTGTATTGCTTTGATCGATAACCAATACCTTTCTTTTCAACAGAGTCTATCAATTCTTCACGAATCTCTCCCCATTTTCGTCCCTTAAATTCCTCGGGTGCTTGCATGATCGCTTCTGGATCGTGATGATAACAAATCTCCAAATCCTTTACTTGTTGAGCCATTAGGGGATCGACGGGAAACATTACTGGTCGAAGCGGAATGTTGTATTTTTTGGCAAAGTTGTAGGAGTAGTTGAAGATTATTGTGTTAAGGGTAAGCATGTGCTGGTTGAGGGTAGGTTGAAAGTTGACAATTACGATGACAAAGAAGGTAATGCCAGGGTTAGATATTCAGTTGTAGGTGAAAATTTGGTGTTGTTATAAAAGGAATTAGATGGGAAAGAGAATTGATTACTTGGTAAAGATTTATTATAAAAATGGCGATGTTGTTTTAATACCTCATTTTATTATCGGGGAAGACCGTGAAATAGATAAAATGGAAGTTTATTATAGAAATGTACGTCGTAAATTTAAAAAGTTTATGGAAGAAAAATAAGGATGAAAAATGATTAAGAAATTAGTAACTATATATTTGAATGGTGAAGTTTTAGAATTTATATTTCCTCAGAATAAATATGATGAATTTTTTGAAAACCTTGGCGACATCAGCGAAGAATTTATATGGATTGATTTGGTTTATTTGAAAGACAATTTTGGCAAAGAAATATTTGAACAACTGTTTATAGGAAAAAAATATATACGTAAAATAATTATTGGTGATAAAAATTAGCCAACTTCAAAAAAATATATTATTTTATACCTATTGAAATTGGCTAATAATTTAGAATAAAAAAAGAGCTTCTTTTGCTGGAACTCTTTTTTAATAAAACGAGTAATTTTATGAATATAGTTTCTCACAAATCCCCAGAAAGTCAAGTAAAATTTAAGTCTTTTCATAATAATGATAAAAATATTTCTTTTTATGGTTATGATATTTTAAATTTTTATTACGATTTGACCAAAAAAAGAAAACAAGCTTTTAAGACTTTATTTACTGAATGTGTTCGGGGTGGCGGATATTGTAGTCCTACAATTGAGACCATAGCAAGGCTTGCGGGATGTTCGATAAGATGTGTTAAGGATTTTCTTAAGGATGATTTAAAGCCATTCGGATTAATAACACATACACAAAGACAGAATCCTGTCCTACGTCATAAGAATTTATCTAATCTATATAAATTAAATCTGGATTTATTTGATTATTCAATTACAGAAATTTTAAAGGATGAATTTCCAATTCTTGCCTATTGGTACACAAAAACTAATAAATCAATGGAAATAGCTTCTGATTCAAACGATACACTTTTTGACAAAAATTCTGCCCTCATATTTAATAAAGAGAATATATATAATATTATAAATTCGAATACTTCGCCTTCGGCTTCGTATTCGAATGCCGAATCGAAACATCCGAATCCGAATTCGAATCAACGAAATTTTCATAAAATACATGACGAATTGGCTAGAAATATTTATACTGTAGATAATAAAAGAACCGTGAATGGTGTCACGGCTCATAATTTCATAAACCTGAAAGGTTCACGGATGATTAATAAAACTATACCAGATTACGTTGATAATATCAATTCGCTGACTTTAACTAGAGCGGGTAAAATCAAAGTATCCATTTTTAGTCAACCTGCTATTGAGCATGCCGATTCGAAATTTGCCGAAGATTATAAATCAGGCATGAATATGCATAACCCTTATGGGTATTTTTCGAAACTTGCCTACGATTTTATGCAGGAACGTAACGAAGCGCCTGGTAAAATGGACTATAGCCAAATGTTTTCATGGCTAGAAAATGAGGGCTTTTCTAAAGATAAATCCCAAATGTATGAAAAAATTAGCGATACATTACGAAACGAAGCAGCGTATCAAAATAAAAAAAATAATGACTCCAGGTTCGATTCTGAAAAAAAGAATTCAAAGAGCCACGATTATAAAGCGAATTTTAAACCGCAGCAAGGGTTTGAGTTTATATTCCAAAAAGACAAAGATCTTTCGCTTGATGAGGTTGAACTTAAGAAAGATATTGCCAATTTTAAAGAGTGGTTCAAATATAGAGATACTCATCACCATGAAATAATGCATTCGACTTATCCCAAATATGAAACTGGAGACGCAGGGTTTATTTGCTTGAATAGCAGAGCAAAAAGATATATTGCTAATAATTTATCTTCCGAAGAAATACAAGTCTTAAAAGAAAAATATCCATGCATTAAAGATCAAAATTTTACTATGAATATACGGGTTTCAGATATAGAAAGAAATGGATATAAAGAAGCTATGAAAGTCCAGGAATTATTTAAAGCCGGCAAGATGGAAGATTTAAGAAAATTTATCAAGATGGATGAAGACAGATTCGCAGGAATGATTAAAAATAGCGTTGAATCTTGGATAAAAATTGAAGAAGAACGAAAAAAGGATGGCTTATGACTTGTAATCTAATGGAAAAATTAAAAAAATTCCAGTTAATTAAAGGGCTTTTTTAACTGGGAACTGCTCCCTACAATTATATGGGCCAGACTAGAAATCTGGCTCATTCTTTCTAAATATGCTACAAATAGCTTATTACTCATTTTAGGGAGAGATATTATGAGAATTATGAAATATACTATTCCTATAGTGCCCGTAGCTTGGAAAAGAGCAGGACATTCAGGCAGGCACTTTTATGATCAACAACAACACGAAAAATTAGCATTCGGTCTCTATATGGCACAACAGCACGATAATGAACCACCATTTACTACAGCATTTGAACTTAGAATTGTTTTCTTTATGCCACAACCATACGCACGCCTACAAAGATGGAAAAGCTTAGGCAAAGAAGAATTTCACCATTCAACAATTCCCGACTTAGATAATCTTGAGAAGCATATTTTAGATACCGCACAACAAGCCAATATAATAACTAATGACAAACTTTGCTGCTCCTGCTGTAAACGTAAAATATATGATAAGAACCCCAGAGTCGAATTCTACTTTATAGAAATTGACCCTTACAAAATAGTGGATCCCTGGATATGGTAAAAAGAACTAAAACCTCTAACCTTACTAAATATCCCGAAGAATATACAAAATCATACCCCTATGTTGAACTAATTAATGCTGCTACTGCCATATCCGTACCAGGGGCCAATAACTGGTTCGAAAAGCTGGCCTTTGTTCTTAATGAATGGTCAAAGCAGGATGATGCTACAATGCTGAGAAAGTTTTATGATAAATATGGTATCCGTAAATGTGTTTTTAAATCATTTGTTAAACAATCTCCACTGTTACAGGCAGAGTTTGAAGAAGTTAAAGATAGAATTGCTTCAAGGTTAATTGATGGGGCCACTCTTAAGAAGTATGACCGTGAAATAGTACTTAGGGAAATACATAAGTATGATGCAGAAGAATTTGAATTGACTGCAAAATTATCAAAAATATCTAAAGAAAATTCACCTGAAAATACTGACAAATATATTGTTATTAACCAGATGCCTGATTCTGAACTTGTTCCCGTTCGCAAAATAATTATTAAAAAAGATGATAATAATTCTTGACATTCTAATATCTTAGTAATATAATATTATTAGTTAGTTAAACAAATTAGATGAAAGGGTTCAAGATGTTCAACGATTCATACACAGTAATTCAAGTTAACCTTGACACAGCAAAAATAAGAAGATGTTCAAAATGTGTTTATACAAATAAAAGATATTTGAATGTTACAACGCGCGAGCTTTTAGGAATAGATGCGGGGGCGGTTAAATTAGATGTGATTGTTAGAAACCTAGTAGTTAATTTCTGTGCCGAACATGCAATGAATCCTTTTACAACTCGCAAGGTTACAATAGATAGAAATTGTATTCAAATTATAGGTGAAGGAAAAGGATTAGAAATGAGCGAATTATGTAGAAGCAGAAATATTGAATTATTTGGCAACGAAGAAATAGCATATAAAGTACCAACATATAGAAGTGCAAGAATATAATAAATTATAAATAATTAAATAATATCTTGACATTGTAAATATGTAGTGTTAAGATATTATTAGTTAGTTAATATTAGATGAAAGAGAAAAAGATGGAAAAGAAATTGTTTATAGAAGAGATAGACTGGTGCAACAATACGGTTTGTTATACATGTAAGAATTGTAAAGCTGAAGTATATGAAAGATTTACTTGTAAAGATGATTTTGAAGGGGCGCCCCATGACTGCGAAGAATGTGGAGAAAGTGAATTTGTTAATCGTAATTATGTAGGCTGGAGCAAAAAATGAACAAGAAATTTGTATATCAGATAACAATTAAAGATGGTAGGCACTACATTGAGCCTACCTATATAACTAAAGATGAAAATAATGTGTGGATATATGATAATCCAATATTTGAAACAATAGATGATGCGTTAAATTGGTTAGGTAAAAAGTGAAAATTAAAAAGATGCTGTACTTGTCGCCAGAGACAAATAAGAAGCTGATGGAAATGTATTTTGATTTAAAGATGCAAACACAAAGTACTTCACAGAGTAGTATAATTGAGCATGCAATCAATGAACTATATAAAAATATAAGGAGTAAAAATGTTTGAATGGATACACCATAAATGCAATAAAAGAATACATCAATTAGAGCAACAGATTCATAATTTAAAAGCAGTCATAGAGATTGACTCAACTAACTTAAACCTAGCAAAGAAGAATTTACAGGATAGACTAGAAATGTCAGAGAAAATGATTGAAATGTTAAAGGAAGATAATAGAAAGTTGAAGTTAAAGAATAATGAACGTAGAGGAAAGAATTCACCTCAATAAATTTGTACCTAGAGCTTACCAGATACCCTTATTTGATGCTTTAGAGAATAAAGGCTATAGAAGGGTATTGGGAATAATGCCACGTCGTTGTCTTTCTGGTAACTCTTACATTGTCATGTCTGACGGATCTTATAAGTTATTAAAAGACATTAAGGTTGGCGATAAGATATTGTCGTGGGATGGAAACTCATTTGTTGCTGATATTGTCATCAATAAATGGTCTACCGGAATTAAAAAGACTAGGACCATAACATCTTTGGGCAAGATTCCATTAATTGCGTCTGAAGATCATAAAGTGGCGACAACATCATCTGATGGTAAGTCAACTATATGGAAGAAGGTTTCAGGGATTAAATCAAACCGGCAATTAATGCAGTACGGTGGTCTTAATAATGGTAAAGTGAATAATCCCGACCTTGCGGAGCTTTTGGGTTATTTATATACGGATGGATATGTATCGGGATATCAACAGCCAAAGTTCACAAATATAAACATGGACATACTTAAAAGAGTTGAAGATTTAGCCAAGAAGATATTCGATGTCGATGTAATTTGGCGACCAAAGGGCAACGGCTATGATCTTGGATTAAGTAATAAAACTCGGGGTGGAGGAACCTTCACTAATCCAATTAAAGAACTATTTAGGGATGAAAATCAGGATGTTCCGAAAACACGAAAAAGATTTTTATCTATAATCTGGCAATTTGACGACAAATCATTAAGCAGATTTTTTGCTGCCGTAATTTCTGGTGATGGAACCATATATAATTTCAAATCAAATACATTAAAAAATAGATTAATGCCGCCTACTACCGAGATAACGCTAAATATTGGAAATAATAAGGATTTGGCCCTTGATTATTATTGGTTATTAAGAAAAATGGGAATATTGCCCCATGTGCCCTACTTGGAAAAACAATGTAATTGGAAGGTAAAGATAGGGAAATCGCCTTTTGTTAGAAGATTATTATTAAGCGGACCTATTTATGGAAAAGAACGGCAGCAAGTTGCAGCCTTAGAAAATATTGCAGCCAACACAAAAGAAGCAAAAATATTTAAAGGTTGTTATCGTACAAGAGTTAAAGTTTATAATGGCCCTGATGAAGAATTATTTGATATAGAAACGAAGAATAATCATAATTTCATAGCTAATGGTTATGTTGTTCATAACAGCGGCAAAGATTTAACAGCTTGGAATATTTCAATCAGGCAATGTTTAACTAAAAAATGCACTGTTTTTTACTGTTTGCCGCTGGCTACCCGTGCTCGTGCCATTATCTGGGAGGGGATGACCAATGATGGCGACTCATTTATTTCGTTTATCCCGCCTACGCTTATTTCATCTATTAATCAGGCCACAATGTCTATAAGGTTCACTAATGGTTCACTTCTTCGTTGCTTAGGTGCAAATAACTTTGATAATGCACTTGTGGGTACTAATGCTTATGGAATCGTTTTCAGTGAATTTAGCCAATTTCATCCCGATGCTCTTTCGTATGCATCTCCCATCCTTGCTGCAAATGGTGGGTGGTGGCTGGGAGTGTCGACGCCAAGGGGTAAATCGTATATGTACCAATTACACCAGTTTGTAAAAGATTTGCCCGACTGGTTCGTGTACCATCGCGGCGTAACTGAAACTAAGCATATCCCCGAAGACGTCCTATTTCAGGAACGTGTAAGACTTGGCGAAGAGATGTATCAACAAGAATATGAATGTTCGTATGAGAGGGGCATAGTGGCCTCTTTTTGGGGTAAATTAATTGATCAGATGCGTATAGAGAGCCGTATTACTCATGTTCCTTATGATCCTTCAATGCTTGTCAATACATCGTGGGACATTGGTGTAAATGACCCTACTACGATTATATTCTATCAGGTGCCCGAATCAGGAAACAGTATTAAAATTATCGATACATATACTAATAATAATGTAGGAATTGAACATTATATTCAATTGATAAGGTCAAAACCGTATATATATAATAAGCATTTTGCACCTCATGACATTAATGTGCGCAATTTTGATGATCATGCTATTACACGTTACATGAGAGCGTCACAGTTAGGGCTCAACTTTACAGTGTTAAAACAGGCTCCATTAGTTGAGGGTATTGAATATTGTTATCAACACTTTGCACGCTTATGGATAGATGAAGGTAAATGTAAGAATCTTATAGATGCCATGGAGAACTATAGACGTAAGTGGGACGACAAGTTACAAATGTATGACCCTAAGCCTGAAAAATCAAGATGGAACCATTTTGCTGATGCATTTAGGTATTTATGCCAATCATTGCCTATTTTGGGAACTCATTTAACTTCAGCAGAATTTGAAAGACAAAGAAATATATCCCGTTACGGCCCTTATGGACCAATTGGGAGTTTTCTAAATTCTACTAACGATTATGATTTTCGTAGATAAATATTGATTTTCTTTAGGTTTGATTTATACACTTGAGATAAATTTAACTGAAGGAAATTGATGTTAATTAGGCAACCTGATTATTTATCTGCTGATTATTCAGATATCAAAAAGAAAATGTTTACTGATTATACGGTTAATCAGAGTTTATGGCAGACATATTGGGCGCAGGCTACAATAGATTGTAAACTTGAGGCCGGTGATTCTTCGTATATGAACCAACTTTCTACCTGGTCCTTTAATGATGCAGCTTCTTTATATTTTAATAGGGTTCGTCCTCTTTTATGTTCTGTTTCCGGATACCAAAGAAGAAATAGAAAATCATCAATAGTGGTACCTCTGGAAAATGGCGACGAAGAAACAGCAGATCAATGGACAAAGATATTATTAGGCATATATAAGCGTGAAAACTTTTATGATATATTGTCAGAAGCATTTTATCAGGGTGCACTTGTTACGGGCCTGAATCTGATACAAGTATACTTAGATTTTGCGAATGATCCTGTTAACGGTGACGTTAAATATTCCAATAGAGCATATAATTCTATACTTATTGATCCTTACTTTAGGAATGCGGACGCTTCTGATGCTGCATATATATGGACAAGGTCATATATGTCACATGAATCAGCAGCTTCAATTGTGCCTCATGATCAGATAGATTATGTTTTATCGCTACCAGGTAATGCTTCGGGTCTTGGAAATGATGGCAGGTTTGCATATATGCCCGAAACTACGGGATATACTGGACAGAATCTATTGTCGTATGATGAATATTGGTACCGTGCTTATAGGGATCAGGATTTATTGGTTGATAGGAAAACTTTAGAAAATAAAGATGTATCTGGTTTAGATAAAGATGCGCTGGATATGGTTCTTGCTGAGAGTAATGGAAGATTAAAATTAGTTAAGAGAAAAATACCAACTGTTAAGACTGCTATCGCAGTACAGGGTCATATTATATACAATGGAAATAATCTGCTGAATGTTGACTGTTATCCATTTGTGCCAATTATAGGCTATTATAATCCTATGATGCCTTATTTCTATTCACGTATTCAGGGCGTAGTCAGATCTCTTAGGGATCCTCAGATGTTATTGAATAGAAGAATAACATTAAGTAGTAAATTACTTGAATCTCAGGTCAATTCAGGGTGGAAATTTAAAGAGAATGCTGTTATTGATGTTAAGCATTTGTTTCAGACCGGAGAAGGTAGGGTAATTCCTATAAAGGCTGAAGCTATGATGTCTGATGTTGAAGCGATACAGCCGCCACAGATACCGCCTTCATTCTTTCAGTTACAGGAAACATTCGCTAATGAATTAAATTTGGTTTCGGGAGTAACACAGGAGAATCTTGGCCAGATTGTCGACGATGGATCTGCTTCGGGCTATAAAACTGCATTGAAGCAGGGAGCAGGATTAACTACGTTGCAACCGTTATTTGACAGGTTAGATAATGCACAGAATCAGATTGCAAATATTACGATGCAAATTGTTCAAAATAATTTTGGCATTGGTAAAGTTAGATTACTTTTGGAAGGTCAGGAGCCGGCACCTTTATTTTATGATAAGGCATTCGGTAAATATCATGCTACCTGTGAGTTGGGATATGATACGATTACACAAAAGCAGATGCAGTTTGCGCAATATGTAGAACTTAAAAAGCTGGGTGTTAATATACCTGATGAGATTATGATAGATGCAGCACAAATAGAAAATAAGAAGCAAATAAAAGAATATATGATGAAGCAATGGCAAGCACAACAACAAATGCAGCAACAGCAGGCACAGCTACAGATGGCTCAAATATCAGCTGAAACTAAACTTGCTGAAGCTAGGGCTGTGGCTGATCAGGGTCTCGGTTATGAAAGAATGTCCAGAATACAAGAGAATCAGGCACTTGCTGAAGAAAGAAAAGCTGAAGCTAATAAAGATGATTATCAAGCATTGCTTAATTATGCCAAGGCATTTAAGGAACTTGAAAACATTGATTTGGGGCAAATACAAACAATATTTGCTTTAAAGAAGATGATAGAGAATGAAAATCAACCTCAAGAGGCGCAGGGTAGTCCTGCTCCAGTAGATAGAGGTCAACCCTTGTCATCATAGATGACAGTTTCTACGAAAGGGCCAGACATGGCAAAAAGATATTATAATTCATCACGTCGTGAAAGAAATTCTGCAGGAATGGCAGCACATCGCAACCGCAATGGTATGTCGATGATTTCTACTGACTATTCTGCACCTGCATTATTACCACAACAGGTTATAGATAAATACTGGGCAGAAAATGAGTTCGGAATGCCGGTTCAGGATGTCAAGGATTTGTATAGCGGTGTAGTTTCCGCTGATGTAAAAGACATTAAGAACTTTAAAAAAATCATGAAGCCAAGTCAGTATTAGAATGGCAGCTCAAATAAGAAATAATTCTGCCTGTTTAAAGATGTGGGAAAAGGCTATGAAGATTCCCAAATCCAGAAGGCAGCGGAATGAGAAAGAGGTGCCCGCTAAGACTAAAATAGCATGGCGCTATGATTCTGTTTGGAGTAATAAATAGACAACTGATACTTGGGGCAGTTTCTCCTTTGGCTGCCCCTTTTAAAGGATAAAAATGAAAAAGAAAATATCACCTGCATTAAAGAAAAAGATCACAAAACACTTACATGGCGACATGAAGACATACAAAGAAGAATCAAATGAAGATAAAGAACTATTAAAGACACTTCATGCAGGTAACAAAAAAAGAACTATGAAGAAGCCAAAGAAGAAACCTGAATCACGCAAAGAAGAAAAGGGCGAATCAAAAAAAGAGAAGAAATTTGAACGTGTCATGAAAGAAATGAAAGCTGGAAAATTACATTCGGGTTCCAAAAAGGGACCCATTGTAAAAAATCCCAAACAAGCAATTGCGATAGCATTTTCAGAAAAGAGAAGGGTTAAATAATGATAAATTTAGATTGGTTAACATATACTAATGCTTTAAGGGTTCTTGTTGTTGGCGGGGCTTCTTTATTGGTTACATTTCTGATTTATCGGGGTGTAGAATATTATAGAAATAGAAATACAAAGAAATAACAATTAACTGGGGAGATAATATGTTAGAAGCAGTATTAGTATTACTAATATTATTATATTTTGTAAGAATTATGGCTATTGTTCAGCATATTAAGAAGCCTTGGTTGCCGATTAGAATGTTAGGAATTAAAAGAACAGGTAAAAAAAAACACGCGATTTTGGGAGTTTAAATGAGAGATATTGAACAAATAAAACAGGATCTGCACAAACAAATAGGTAAAGTAGATGCAATGTTTATCAAATTGGTTCACTGGGCAGAGGGTCATCTTAAGGATCATGAAGACTGTGAAGCGGCAATCTCGTTAGCAGAGAATATTATTTCTGTTTATGGAGATATAGTAATAGAAAGAGAAAATCAATTAAAGAAAAGAGA